GACACCGAGGAAGAAGCAGACGAGGATGAGGATGAGGCCCCGGCGGCTGACCTTGAAAGCGTCCTAAAGTCGCTACGTAAAAAGAACCGCGAAAACCAAAACCTGAGAAAGCGGGTTAAGGACGCGGAAGAAAACGCGAAAGACGTGGACACCCTCAAAACCGACAACCAGCGGCTAGCAACGGAAAACATGCGCTTAACTGTCGCAGTCAATCACGGCCTACCAATGGAACTAGCAAAACGCCTAGTCGGTGCAACCGTGGAAGAGATGGAAGCAGACGCGGCGGACATGCTGAAACTTTTCGCTAAGTCCGTGCCCGCGTCNAGTCGGCCCCGAGAGAACCTCAAACCCGTTCAGGCCGTCCAGCAGGGCGCGGAAACGGTCGAGGAACTCACCAAGATGATGTACGGATAACAACCCCCCTTTTAGGAGTAGAAAACCATGGCTAACAAGCTATACACAGATACCCAGGCGGCCCGCAGTGTGCTCGCCTCGCTACGCTACTTGTCTACGATCCCGCGCACGGTGCTCACTGATTTCGCTAATGATTTCGTGCCCGGTCGTGGCGCGGCAATCAACGTGAAAATGCCCGTTTCGGCGGGTGAGGCTAAGACCTACACCAAGAGCAACCGGGAATCACGCGACGCGATCGAATTCAACGACATCCAACAAGAATTCGTGACCGTGAACATGGATAACCAGGTTTACAACGCGGTGCGTTTGCCGGATGATTGGGCGACTTTCTCCCTGGAAGACCTTCAGCGCCAGGTGCTGATTCCACAGGCTGAGAGCGTGGTTGATGCTTTGGCTGCGCCGCTCATTACGGAATTGGAGGCGGTGAAGAGCGTCAAGGCTGATCTTAAGACGGAGATTGCCACGTCTAACGCGGACGCGCTCGCATTCACACCTGACGGTTCTAACGCTGCGGAGACTATTATCAGCCTTCGACAGGTTTTGAACGCGCGTAAGGTGCCTATGCAGAACCGTTTCCTAGCGGTAGGCCCGGGCGTTGAGGCCGCGCTTCTTAAAGTTAAGGAGCTTCAGCGCGTAAACGAGTCTGGCTCTGACGGCGTACTGCGTGAGGCCACTATTGGCCGCTTGTTCGGCTTCACTATTGTGGCTGATCCGATGCTCGCACCGGATAAGGCCGTCGCCTATCACCGTGACGCGTTCGCTTTTGTTACGCGCCCGTCCCGCGTGCCAGAAGGCGCGGCACACGGCACCACAGTAGCGCAGGATGGGTTCGCACTGCGCCATATCATGCAGTACAACCCGAACCAGCTTGAAGATCAGTCGGTTGTTGATTGTTTCGTGGCGGCTAAGACGCTTGACGCGAAGCGCGCGGTTGCCGCTGGCCTTAAGGCCGCGACGGTAGGAGAATAGCTATGAGTGAGGGCATGCCCCTTGTAAGTGTCGCTGACTTATCGGACTGGGTCGGCGAACCGATTGAGGACGATCAGGACCAGCGGCGCGCGGGGCGTGTCCTCACCTACGCTGAGACCCTCGTACTCACCTACCTAAACCGCGAAACGGTTCCGGAGGGTGAGGAACTACCTCCCGCAGTGTCGAACGTGATTTTGCAGGTCGCCGCGCGCGGATACACAAACCCTATGTCCTACGCGAATGAGCGTTTGGATGATTGGGGGGCGGGTGGCGCACCCGTGGAGGAAATGGGCATGTATCTAACCGCCACGGAGAAGCGGCTTTTGGCCCCTTACGTGGCGGGCGTGAACCGCAGTGGCCTGGGCGTGGTAGGCACGTTTAGGGACGGGCCCGAACTTGGGGGGTGGGTGCCCGCTGCGGGTGGCGCGCCCATCCCCTGGTACTAGGAGGGGGTCATGATTAAACTGCCTCCTTCCGCTTATAGAGCGGCGCGCCGGCTCATGACCGACACATGCAAAATCACCCGGTTAAGCACAGCCACTAACCCAAACACGGGCCGCGAGTATGCAAAACCGTTCACCGTGTATGAGGGCGCGTGCAAGCTCCAAACATACGAGCCTTACGAGCAAACCCCTGTTGCGGGCGGTCACACTACCGTTGTTCAACGCTACTCGGTGCATCTGCCTGTAAAAGCGGGCGAAATCTTTCGTGTGGGTGATGTGGTGGAGGTTGAGGGCCGTAAATTCCGCATTTCGGGTTTGAACTATAAGACCCATCAAACCGCGATCCGACTACTAGTTGATGAGGTGGTCGCATGATTAGCGCGGACGCGTCACAGCTTAGAGAATTCGCCGTGCAGGTGGGCCAGGTGCCCCACGAGATGAGGCCAAAGCTCGATGCGGTGACAGAACGCGCGGGCCTGAACATTAAACGCCAGTTGCAGGCCGAAGCGCGTCAATCTAAATCGTTTGGTGTGATTGCCCGCGCTATCTCATACGACACGATACACACGCGCGATTCTAGCGGCGTTGAGGTAGGCCCTGTGAAGGGTTCACCTGGCTCGCTGGCTAATATCGCGTATTTTGGCACCTCACGCGGCGGGGGTACGGTGCCAGACCCTAGGGGCGCGTTGGACGCGGAAGCACCACGGTTTGAAGAATACGTGTCAAGAATCGTGAAGGGCCTGCTATGAGCAGCGTCACGACATTTTTTGTAGACGAGTTGGCGCGCTTAATTCGCGCTAGTGGTGTGAACGCGCATGTTGGCGTAGTACAAACCCCGGTTTTTAATACGGGAATGTACCCTTACACGCTCCTTGTCCCCCCGTTGCACGTGCTACACAGCGTCGCACTCGATGACGCGCCGCGCGAACTATCAACTGCGGTTCAGGTAACCGTTGTTGACACAACGCCAGCGAACTTGACGCGAACAGCGGACCACGTGGCAAACACCCTAGCGGGCGCAACGCTCGATGTGGACGGCTACAGGGTAGCCCCACTAAAAGTCGCGCCGCTTTACCCCATGCGGGCAGACCGCACCGTGACCATCACAGACACCAACACCCACCCAATAACAATCGGGTTCGAAGTGCAGATTGTCGCCACTAGAAAGGAAAAACCTTGACCACACTTGAAGTCGCGTATGACGCGGAAACCGGGGCGAAACTCTCATACAGGGTTCCCGCCCATTTTTTTGACCACCCAGTTCTAGGCCGCGGCATTACCCGCAAGCCAAAAACCAAACCCCAAACCCAAACCCAGACAGTTAAGCCAGATAGGAAGGACAAACAACATGCCTAAAGCACTAGCAGACGGACGAATCAAGCTCACGATTCTAACGAAGAAACCAGCAGACCCGAAGGCCCCCACGGTTGCGGAGCTTAACGCGGGCATCAACGCGGCATGCCAAATCTTGAAGAGTGACTACAAGCTAGGCGCTACCGCGTCCGACACGATTTCAGAGGCCGCGTTGTGCTCGGTAGGAAACGCCACCACCTACGGCGCATCTAACTACGAGGGCTCCATTACCCCGTTTGTGTTGAAGGATGAGACGGGAAAGACCGACATGGACGAGTCCACGGCCTACGCCGCGCTCGCGGTTAAGGGCACGACCCTGTGGCTTGTTGAGCGTGAAGGCCCTGAGGAGTCCACAGACTACGCGGCGGGCGACATTGTGGACGTGTACGAGGTTGTGACGGACACGCCGCAAAAGCCAGGTGAACGTTCCGGGTGGATTAAGCGCACGGTGCCGCTTGGCGTGCAGCAGGCTTGGGAAAACGTGGAGGTCGCGTCCGACGCGTCCGCGTAACCCATTGGCCGGGGGTGCGGGACTGTTTTTGTTTCTCCTGGACGGTCCCGCGCCCTCATATTTTCTATACAGGGGAAACACTTTAAGGAGAAACACAAAAATGGTTGATGAGACGCTAGCCACACCGAAAACGATGCCGGTTGAAGATGCTCTGACCGTGGACACATTCGATTTGGAAAAATGGATTAACGGTGTCACGCCGGTTGAACGTGCGTGCACGATTTACGGGCGGGCGGACTTGTTGGCACAGCTTGACCTTATGCGCGACAGGATCAGGGCCGCGCGCCGCGCGGGCAAAGACACTAAGAGCCTTGAAGGTCAGGCGCAACACTTGGCGGACGAGGTGGAAGCCTCAGCGCTAGATGTTGTGGTGCAAGGCTGGTCACC